CCCCCTGCCCCCCCTCCCCACAGCCTGACGTAAACGCTTGTCAGCTAGTCGGTTACGACGCGGCTTGACGTGCCTGCGGGCCGCCTGTAGGCTTCTGGCCGGCCGCAATGGTGCGGCTCGAACCACTAGGAGACCGCGTATGAACCTGATCGAACCCCTCAAGGTCGACGACCTGAGCCGTGCCGTCGGCGAGATCGACCGCCTCGGCGATGCGATGCTCAAGGCGATGGAGACCGTTGACCGGATGCCTGTTCTCGCCACGCTGGCGATGGCTGAGGCGTCCTCAGACGGCTTCCACGGGACGACCGTGACCGAGCTTGGTGCCGACGCCTGCAAAGCCCTCGTGAAGCTGAGAGACATCGCCTCGCTGCTCCCGTTAAACTGCCAGACGGCGGTCACCCGGATCGACATCTCGACCGTCAGCTACACCGCTGCCGCTGACGACTGACACAGCCTCCCCTCCTTGCAGCCACCTCCAATACCGAGCCGTTGGGGGTGGCTGTTTTTTTGGGAATTGTCTTCCCGCCTGCTTGACATGGTGGCATGACGTGCTATTGTGTGTCTGTCGGGCCGGGATTCCCCCTGCCCCTGACTGGAGACCACGACCATGACCAACTCCCTCAACAACACTCTCGCCGAAGCCAACAACGTCCCCAACGGCTTCCTCAACGCTGCCCAGCGAACCATCATCATCGACTGGATCATCGAGACCGAAGAGGAGACGAGCCTGATGGACGAACTCATCACCCGCGAGGAACTCGCCGAGATGCGGCAGTGGCTGGAGTCGATGCCGAACCCCAAGCTCCGCAGGCAAATGGTCGCCTACGACGACCTTGAGCTGAACCGGGCCGTCCGCAAGGCCGCTAACCGCTGACCACCACCCCGGGGGGGGGCTTCGGCCCCCACCCCCTCACCCCTTTCAGGAGACCACGACCATGAACGATTGCCACGAATGGATCTGTTGGGAGACTTGGAACGACCAAGGCTACCGCACGCGAACCAGCAAATCGCACATCGTGAACCCGGAGAATGACCGCATCACGGTATGTGGTCAGTTCATCCCCGATCGACCCGGTGTAGTGATCGAACACGGCGAATTGGGCGACGGCGTATGCAAGTGTTGTGTTTCGCGTTCGACCGACGACAACTGACCAACCACAGGGGCTGGGGGGCTTCGGCCCCTCAAAAAGCCCCAACAGGAGACTGACCATGCCTGACCACTGGACGCACGAGGAGGCCGTTGAGGAGGAGCAGTGGTACGAGGACCACATGCCCCCCTGCCCGGCCTGCGGCGGCCCCGGCGAGCCCCTCGGGGCTCTGGGGAGCCTCCAGCACTACCGTTGCCAGAACTGCGGTATCGGCTACCACCAGACCAAGGAAAAATCTGAGGATTCTTGACCGAAGGGGTTGCATTGGTGGCAGGACGTGCTATCATCCCCATGTCGAGAGGCACGCCGCCTCTCTCAACAGGAGACCACGACCATGAGCAACCGATACTACAGAAACGACCGCGTAGCCGAGGGCTACCACTCCGGCTGGAAGGATTCCTTCGGTAAGAAGATCCCCCTGACCTTCCACGAGATCATCGACAGGCGGAACGGCGAGATCGTCGCCGTGTTCAGGAACGATGGGCAGCTTGGCGGCTATGGCGGCATCTCGCCCCGTATCGCCGCCACGATGCAGCTGCGATACCTCAACGGGCACCTGAGCCCTGCGGCTGCCGCCGAGTGGGAGAAGGTCGTCGAGAACGAGCGGGCGAAGCCTTGACAGACCCGACCACCCCCCCTCACCCCACACAGGAGACCACGACCATGTCTTTCCTTTCAACGTCAAACGAGTTTCACCTCATCGCGGAATACAACACTTCCGAGTCGATCAAGAAGATCGTGAAGAAAGTCAAGAGCGGTGACACAGTGCGACTGATGATCGAGAGAAAGGTTCACCGTTCCTTTATCGCCGTCCTTCAAATCGATTACTGCAACAGCGATCGAGTCTGGTGGGTCAAACCAATGCTGGTCGACCACGACAAGGACGAACTCGTCGAACCTGTTTACAGCGACGATCACCCCCTCTTTGGCATCGTCGGTGCCGACCACGGAATACGACGAGATCTTGCTGTCTTGATCGAAGAAGCGAACAACGCGATCCGCGACAACCGCTGGGTTCTTCCCAGCCGCTGACCACCAACCCCCACGGAGATCACGACCATGCCCGACAAGTACAACAACCCCATCATTCATTCACTTCGCAGCCAGATCGAGCCGGCACGCAAGGCCATGGCAGCACGATGGCTCTACAACGCAGAACTCAGGATCAACCGTGCGATCGCGGAGTCCAACGGGCCGATGGTGGCTTGGTCCCCCGCTTGGCCTCCCAACTTCAACCCCCACCACCGGCGAGAGTCGAAGCACGCCTACAGATGGTTCGAACAAACGATTCTAGACCTGTTCCACAAAGTGCGGCTCGATATACCCATGCCGTTTGGGGAGACGACTATCCCTGCTCCGAATTGGGATGATGACGCCAAGCGTGACGCTCTTGAAAAGAGAGTCGAAGCCTATTACAAGCCGTTGACGCATGATGAACTCGTGGTGGAAGCCAATGTTTATGCCAATCGCCAGTGGCAGGCATACATCGACAAGATGGAAGACAAGTTCGAGTTCATCAACGCGAAGTCAGTTGAGATCGTCGGCGAAGATCCGCTCTGGAACATCTTGAAGGTCAAGGCTGCGAACGGAGTCGAGTTCACGATCGAGAACAGGATCGTCGACAAAGTCAGCAAGTACGGCGTTGCGTTCTGCCAGTTCCCGGCACGCTTCGGGAACGTCACCAAGAACGGGGAGCCAGTGAAGTTCTGTGCGAGCCAGACTGCGGTTGAAGAACTCACCCGGATCACCCGGTAGACTTAGAACCAACTTCTCTCTCGGCGGGTCCCGCTCCAGCAATGGAGCGGGGCCTGCCTCTGGAATCAAACAATGCAAATGGTTCAACGAATCGAACAGGTCACCGCGTTGTTCGACATCACGCGGTCGCTCATCTACACATGCAGGATGTACCACGAGTACGCGAAGGATTCCCTCCCCGACTCGATGGAGCCGATACTCGGTCCACTGCAAGCTCAGGCTGACCGTGCAGAGATCGCACTCGACAGGGCAGTTCGCGCGTACAAGGGGCTCCCGGTCGACGACCGGGCTTCAGGTCCACTGACTGAGCAGGACGGCGATGTCCTCGGGTGAGACGATCCCGTCCCCAGTCAGGTCGTGGTCCTCGCCACCCCAGCCGGCGAGCATAGCCGAGAGGTCGATGGCGTCGACCTCGCCGTCTCGATTGAAGTCGGCCGTCAGGAAGCCCTCAGCGGCCCATGTGAGCGTTCTGGTCTCCGAGGGGGCCAGAGTCGCCTCGGCCACCAGAGTCCACTGACGGCCCTCTACGCAGCCCACGATCGACCCACGCCCGGTGGACGTGAGCCAGTACTTCAGCGACTCCACCTCCGTGGCGAGATCGAAGTGGTGTTCATACCGAATCCTTCTCCTGTCGCTGGTGGGGTTGTACAGGATGAGTCGACCGTTGTCTATGAGAAAGGGTCGTTCACGGCTGTCGACGTAGTCGCAATCGATCAGCCGGGTCGGCGTCAAGAGAATCCCCTTGGTGTAGGTCAAGCCGGCGACTGTCTCGCGATCGACATCGAACGGAATGAACTGGTCGCAAGGGGGGCCGATCAACAAGAACGACACAGGCAACCAAATCACAACTGACCTCCAATGAATTGCCAGATGTCCGGCTCGCTCATCACCTGACCGAGTCCCTGTTCGATCGCACGAACCTGTGACTCGCGGAGATCGAGACCGTAAAGGTCGGAGATCGCATGCAACAGCTCGTGAAGAAGCGTGATGCGTTGGACCTCGAAGGGGAGGCTCGCATTCACGCGAACTACGGGCGTAGGAAACACGTTGAAGTCCCCGAAGTCGCCATCAGGCAACGGGACAACCTCGACGCGAACGTCTTGGGTTCCGATCCGAACTGTTCTCACCTTCACATCCTCGCGACTTCTTTGAACCGGATCGTCTTCAGATGCACCACCGGCTCGACATCCGCACTGTCCCTTGTCTTGCATGTTCTGCCCCCGATCTCTATTTCGAATCGATCGGCCGCATGAACCTCGGCGTATCGCAAGCCATCGTTCGCTTCCACGAAGAACAATGCCTTGCCACTCACGTCCGCGAGGCGGATCAAGTCTGCGACCTTTCGAACCGACAGAACGATTGTGGGGTATTGGCCCCACACCATGTCCCTCCGCTTGTATTCGCCCCATCCAACCTGTTTCCCTCCTCTTGAAATCATCCAGTCCGCCCCATACGAGTCGGGGATCTTGACAACGTCAACGCCCCAGCATTCGCGGATCTCTTTCGCCGCGTTCTCTTCGTTCTCCAAATCGAGGTTGGTTTCGTATCGTGGCCGACTCAAGGGGTGAAATCCCCAGTCTTCTCCCTATGCACTACCTCGTCGTAGTCAGCAGTGTTCACGAGTATGGGGGGGATGTCCTCGTCGTCAGCTTGCGTCATTTCAACTTGCAACTTCAACGCCCCAATGATCAACTCTCTTTCTTTAGGGTTAAGTCCGTCGTCTTCCAATAGATTATGTATGCGGTCGACTGAGTAGATTGCACCGACTTTCCCTTCTCTTTCGTGCCATCCAACCAGAGCTTTTTCGATTCCTTCAACTACAAGCATGAGAACCCCCGAGGAGCTATCTTCATGATCGGATCCGAAAACAAGGACGACCACGATCCGCAACCGAACGCGACTGAATACAAGCACTTCGAGATCATGTCGAAACAACTCGAAGAGATCGCAGAAGACCAGCTGAAACTGGCGAGGGCGATCGAAGACGCATGCACGCCCGAGTCTTCGGGACGCCCGGTTGACGCATTGAGGCGGACGCTCGAAACCGTTCCCATGCCCGAACTACAACTATGGGAGCCCTTCAAGGCTGACTACCCGACCGGGGTCGCTGCTTGTTACCTGCGTGCGATCGCAAGAATCATGTCGGCGGGATCCAAAGCGGCCGCATCCGAGGACCCGGCTCGGCTCCAACACCTCTCCGCGATCATGAGATCGTTCGCCTACGAGGTCCTCACATTGGTCGACGAGATCGATCAAAAGGACATTTGAAGAGGAAGCCACCGCCGGCTACAATTGATCCACCATGCACGGAGCCTTCGGGCTTCGTCTCGTGGTCTCCTAAGCTCCCCGGTCTTGGTCGGCCGGGGAGCAATTTTATTCATAGGCCCCGAGCGTACCCTTGGCTTTCTTCAAACGCTCATATAGGGCTTGGTTTGAAACACCAATCACTCTCGATGCATACCTGACAGATCCAGTTCTGCCAATCAGATGCAACGCCTCCCTTTGCAATGGCGTTAAACGCGAAAGCAAAACTTCGACCTCTCGTTCCAACGATTCCAAATTGTCTTCGGTTTCGGTACGCAAGCTGGGGTCTACCCCGGTTGATCCAAAGTCAATTTGCACTTCAGAACCATCCTTGCCTTGGACAACGGGAAACTGCCTCGTTTTTCTCGTACTCAGGCGATACCTGTCTGTCAAAAATCTACGGTACGCGACGATCGAAAGCCAGTTCGCGATCCGGCCGTGATCAATAGAATCGTGTTCCAAAGCAAGAACAACGGCATCGTGCAAGAAGTCATCGATCAGGTCTTCAGGCATCCGATGCACCGTGCGACATCTCCACCTTGCAATAGCGATGTCATCGTCGTTCATGGCGGGATCATATCCGAAAACTTTTTTACAAACGCACTTGACAAGGTGGCAGGATGTGCTACCATGCGTGTGTCGGCAATGGTGCCGACAGGAGACCACGACCATGAACAAGCTTCCCACCATCCCCAAGTCCTCGAACCGCTACTGCGGTCCCGCCGCCATCGCCGCGATCGCGGGCTGCACGCCTGACGAGGCAGCCGACAAGCTGTCCGGGGTTCGCAACGCTAACAACCGCTGGCACGGGCGGCAGGTCTCGGGCAAGGGCATCAAGGGAACCTACGACCACGAACTGAAGAAGGCTCTCAACTGGCTCGGGTTCCGCATGACTAGCGTCGACCATACCGACGGTCGAATCACCCCGCTCGCCAACGAGAAGTTCAAGGCGTGGGCCGTTCGGACCGAAGCCCTCCGTGGGGATCGCCTCTTCCTCGTCTCCTCCGGCAGGCACTGGCGCGTCGTCAAGGGATGGCAGTCAGTCTGCGGACAGAAGCGTGATCCCCACCACACCAACTGTGCGGTTCAACCCGGATCCAAGGTTCGAGCTGTTTTCGAAATCAGACCCATCAAGAACGCGGCCTGACCGCATCACCCTCAACGGAGACCACGACGATGCCATTCAAACACGGCGGACCAACCGACGATCCCGACCACCTCATCGAGCAGATGAAGGAGGAGCAAGCTTTCTGCCCCGGCTGCGGGGAGCCGGGCAGACCACACCCCAACTGCGAGTGCGTCAAACCAGAGGACAACCGATGAACAACGATGAAATCAGAGATTCAGTGAACGACGAGCTACGCCGGCGAGGCATGAGCCGGTACAGGCTTGCGGTCATCATGGAAGAGCGGGATGTCTGCGAGCGGTCAGCGATCTACCGCTGGCTCCGAGGATCCAACGACACGACCACGTCGGTTGCATCCGAAGCCCTGTCGACGCTTGAGCTGGAAGTCAGCCGCCGCTGACAGGCTCGTACTCCAAACCATCCAGCTCCACACATCGGGGCCGCCACCGTTTCTCGGTGCGGTCCCATTTCAATCCCCGGTCTGCTGCCCACTGATACCGAACGCGGCTGTACAGGCGGGTGAACAAGAACGTGCCGATGCGGCCCTTGGCCGGGTCGAACTTCTCGTCGACAAGATCGACGGCCGCGATGTACGCGGCCGCCGCAATGTCGTCGGGACACCATCCGGGAAAGAAACCCCTTCGGTGCATGCGGGTTGACCACGCAAGAACGAGGCGGTGGTTCTCGGCCACCAGACGCTGAGACTCCTCAGGCGTCGTCTTTCTCGTTCTGGTGCGTGACCTCATCCACCCAGATCCCTCAGGTATTCCTCGGCGGTCTTGGGCTGTCGCACTGCATCGATCGCACGGCCTATCTCGGCCGTCTCGCGACGGTGAGGCTGCCACTTGGTTCCCACCCTGCTCAACGCGGAGATGAGGGCACGAGGCTGCTCTGGCCTCGGCCGATCGAACCAGTCTTCGACGATCGCATCGATGGCGTCGGAGTGCGTGCATCCGACTTCATCCGCGACCAGAACGATGAGGTCATGGAGGTGATCGCCGATTCGAATGACCTTCGATGGACGCCTCACAGCTCACCACCCTGATCGATGTAGTACCTGATCATCCGCCTCTGCACCTCAGCCATCTGATCACCGATCTTCTGGTGTTGGATCTTCAAGTCCTTCAGCTTGGGGTCATCGCTCGGCAGCGAACGGATCTCGTCGTCGAGGGCACGGAGCTTCTTGCGAAGTGCCCGAACAGATGACTCAGACTTCTTCATCCGATTGACGACGCTGGGCTTGCCGTCAGGCGTGTCCCGCAAAGGCTTGGCCTTGTCGCGGCTGCCGCCCTCTTCGTACTTCTTTGCCGCCTTGTCGGCCTGCTGGACTCGCCGTCGAACCTCGTAGTAGTAGGTCGGGTAGGGGTTGTCCGGACCCTTGCCAAGCCACCGCCGAAGAACAGGAACACTCTTCGGATCAGGAAGATCATCACCGAGAACCAGAGATCGGTAGAGGCTCATGGAAACGTCTGCCATACGTTCGAAGTTTCTGCCAGTGGAACCACCGAACGTCCCGGCCAGATACCTCCATACTTCGGGCTGCATATCGACATAGCCACGGTAGGCTTCGTCGCCGCCGGTGAGCCGATTGATCAGCTTTGCCATGGTGTTCCAATCAACACCGAAGGATTCCTTTGCCGAGCCGATGCCAGACCTGACTTCGCCGCCCTCTTCAAATGGCTGGTCGCCATAATAGATTTGACGACCTTGCCAATTCTTGTTCATCACGAGGTCGAGGCCGAAGTCGCCAATGTCAGGAAGAACCATGCGGAGGACGCCGTGCGCAGAGTTCAGCGGCGTGCCACCCAACGGGTTGAAGGCGGTGGCAACATTCGTCGCCATGTCGGTCGCAAGCTCCAAGGGATTGCGACGACCGAAAGCCATCTCGACTACACCGAATCCCAACAGGTATGGGATCTCCAGACCATACTGAATACGCATCTTCGCGTATTTGATCTTGCCATTCTCATCACGGCCATAAGGGATGATGATGTTTCGCCTGCGTTCAAACTCAGGGATCTGCTCTAGGTAATCGGGGACACCGCTCTCGTCCTCGTCCCCGCCACCGATGAATTGCAGGGCGAGTGCGGAGAGGGTTCCCAACGCGGACAGGAAAGAGAACGCCTTGCGAGCCGGCCCCTTGCCAGACGCCAAGCCTTTGAACAGCTGTTGGTAGGCACGCACGTTGCCTTGAACCGTCGCATTGAAGAACGCGAAGATCCTGCTGGCGGTTCCGCCAAGCTCACCCTTCTTCGAGAAGTCGACCGTAAGGTTTCTCGCCAACACGCCGGCCTGTTCAGCAGACACACCATTCTCTCTCAACGTGGTGTAGTAAGAGAACCTCCACATGTTGTCGCCAAGGTCATTCAATATGGAGTACAAGTCAACCGTGAAACGCTTCAGGTTCTTCTTGGCCTTCGTCAAGTTTGCCGTCGGGTCATTCGACGTGACGGCATTCATGTCCTTGACCATGTCTTCTACGGTCAAAGAGTCAAACCACTGCTGCTTGCCGCCCACCCTGCGGAACTCATCCCAGTATTCAGCAAGCGGTCCAGATGCCTTGCCCTCGGCCTCGGTCTCTGCATCCGGACGAATCTTGTCGCGGAACTCGGACTTGGCGATGGTCGAAAGCACCGCCGGCATACGCTTCGACATGTCTCGAACCATCTGCTTTGGATCCACGAACCCCTGTTCGCCGGCAGCGATCAAAGCGGTCTGAGCGTCGAGGTATGGCTGTGTGAATGTGAAGCCGAGAGAGAAGAATTGAGTGCTGGTGAATCGGATCAGGCTGGTGAAGGCAGACATTGCAGAGAAGACGCCGTTCAAGACAGCAGCACCAGTGGATCGTCGTTGCACCGCGTTGCCGCCGCCAAGCTTCTCAGAAAGCTTTTCGTCGTTCACCTTGATGTATACGATCTCGCCTCGCTCGTGAGGCACGCCTTCGATTTCTCGAGATTCTTCAAGGCGTACCGGAATCAATCCGTCTTCGATAGACGGGTTCTTGACCATGACCAATACCTGATCGGCATCTTCGTCGAGCTTGCGTTCGGTCAGATCTTTCGTCGTGGCGATTCGCATGATTGCCGTGGGATACTTCTCGGCCATGCGAAGCATCCGATTGGCGATCCGGTTGTTGATGGCCTCGCCCTCGGTGATCAACCGATCAACAAACAATGCACCGACTGCACCATCCACGATGGCATTGACAGTCGCCTCTGATTCCTTGCGGCCAAGGGTGTACTTCAGCTTCTGACGTTTGCCCGTCGCCACATCCATCGTGGTTCCTGTGCCAGCCTCGCCCGCACCACGACGTAGCCGATCGATCGCCGAATCAACAGGATCGGTTATGAACGTACCGTCAGTGCTTCCGGTGACATTCATTGGAATGTAAAACGAGTATCGACCAGTCACCCGATCGAAGTCTTCGTTGGTGATGAGGCCGGCGAACTTGGCAATCTGGGCGGTCTCGTAAGAAATCTCTTGCAGGCTCGCCGCAATCTCTTCGATTGCCGCACCCTTGGGATCATCAGCATGCTCTTGCAGAAGGCGGTTCGCAGTCTCGTCTGAGATGCCGCAGTTCAACTTCGCAGCGTCGTCACCCTTAAGATCACCACGCCCCTCGTTGATCATGCGGATACGCTCGTTGCGTTCCAAAGCATGGTTGGCCGCCATCCACCGACCGAGCTGTCTGTTGTTGACACCCAGCTCCTTCATCCGCATCTGCACGCGATTGATGGTCCTAGTCTGGAACAACCTTGCAGCCTCAGCCGCTTGACCCGGAGCCAAGCGAAGCATCTGCATCGGGTTCAGCTTGGCGGGAAGCTTGCGGCCAGCAAGCGACTCGATCTCGTCGACCATTGATGCGAGCGTGTGCCACTCGTCGATCAGCAAGACCATGCCGGTGTTCCTGAACCACCTACCGAATGCCTTGGCGTCGTGACCGAGAGCCATGCCGGCTGGCCGGTCCTCGGTCCTTTCCTCGTTCAGGCTCTTGACTACGTTTTCAATGTCCTTCGTGGATCGAGTCATGTACTCGACCAAAGCCTCATCACCTCGGTCGTCCGAGACGTAGGGCTGCTCGAAGTCCATGTCGACATCGCGGGTCCATCCGCCGAACCCTTCAGGCTCTGACACCAACAGATCGCGAAGGTCTTCCGCCCATTCCATGGGACTGCCATTGTTAGTCGGGTAGCGGGCGATCAGGCGGCGGTCCTCGCCAGCCTGATCGTAGACCGCGATGGACTTGGCTTCGCCGTCCATGCGTTCGACGATCACTGAATCAGAAGGAATCCCGTAGCCCACCGCCGAGTTGACGAACCGTGTTGCCTTGTCGTTGAGAGCCTTTGACATCTCGGTCGAGGTGACTCTCGATTGACGGTCAATGTTCACGTCTTCGGTCGGACCCTGCTCGCTCGTGACGAGGAAGGACTTGACCTGCTGCGGATCGAAGACGATGTAGGTCTCGGCGGTTTCAGGGTCTTTCCTCGTCTCGCCTTCGTACATGTCGGGGCGGACGATAACTCCGTCGTACCCCAGCCTACGCATGATCGCGTTGATACCTTCACCCTGCTCTTGATCGTACATCTTGTCTGTTTGCAACTTCGTCAGTTCGTCCGCAACCTCAGGGTGAAGTTTTGCCAGTTCATCTAGCATCAGTTCGCGGTTCATGAATTTGACTACGAACGGTTTTTCAATGCGAAGGTAGACGGGCATTTGCCTGCCGCCGGGGAACTCCCTTTTTCCGCCGGCGTAGATGTCGGCAGTCTTCGGGCTGCTGGTGAAGTATGCACCGAGACCCATCAGTCTGGACACGCCGGTCCTGAACTCGGTGAAATCCTCCATGACTGTCATGCCGGTATCCAGCATGTTCGACAGATCTGCTTTGGTGCCGTGATACACCCTGAGCGGTTCACCGTTCACCTTGGTGACGACTGAATCACGGAACCAACGCTTGAACTGCGCAGACGTGGGATCTTGCATCCGAGTCTGGAACTCGATGTCAACATCCCTGACCCTTTGCCTAGCTTCTTCGACCGCAGACTGAGCTTCGTTGTCGAACTGGTCTCGCCTCTGCTTCAGCTGAAGAAGTGCATTAGATACTCGGAACGATCTGCTCTTTTTGATAGCTGACGCGACACTTCTTCGAACGTCTTCGGGGTAGCTCCTAAGCGAAGAGAGATCTCCCTGTCGGAGGCCGACAGCTGCTCGAAGGTCATCTTCTGAGAATTGCTCGACGGCCTGCCGCTCCTTGGAGCTGAGGACCGCTCTCCACTCTGATCCTTGCCTGACATCTTCATCAATGAACTCCTGAATGAGAGTTTCAATATCGTAGTTGTTGTCGCCTTGCTGCGCAAGCAGCGTTTCTGCGTGGCCTCTGCGGACCGTGGTTGCACCGATGGCCGAAGCGATTGATTCTAGCTCTGCACTCTCCAGATGAACGCTATAAATCACGACATGAGAACCCGTCGCGTCCGTATTCATGGACGCGAACGGGCCGTCACCGTCGACAGTGTTTGCTTTGATGTATTGCTTTATCGGCCCAAGCTGGTCGGCCGAGAACGTGTCGCCCTGCAACGTAAAAATCGTGCATGGGATGTCTGTGCTGGAACGCTTGTCGCCGACGAAGTAGTTGCTCGCGCCGATCCCCTTCTCTCCGAGGCCGGCACCCAGCACACGCATGAGAAGAGGCCGGGACTCGGCGGGGATGCCGTACATGGACAAAGCGATGATCGGCGAAACAACATCTTCATAGATGCCTGCCTCGCCGTTCCCGCTCTTGTTCAACCCATACCCAAGATTGAAAGACTTGACACCCTTCTGATCTTCGTAGACCGTCGTCTTTTCGCCAGTCTTCTTGTCCTCTTTCTCCACTGCTCTTTGCAGGTAGAAGCCCTGCCTCTGGGCGTCGACCTGTTCAAACCCTGCGGTTCCGCCGAGCGGTGCGCCAACAGCTGACAGGAAGTTCGCTTCCAAAGCCGTGTCAACAGTGTCGAGCATGTCGGGATCAGAGCCGACTGTTCTCGCAAAGTTCTCTTGCTTGTACTTCCACAATGCGTGCCGGATTTCGAGAGTGACGGGGCGTGGGAAGAACGCCGCGTACAGGTCATGCACCACGTTGTTGGTCTTGCTCGTCGACATCTTCGACTTGAGGCCAAGGTGGTATTCAGCCACAGAGGTCGGCGAATAGTTGACTTGACCCTTGTAGCTGCTGCCCGCAATCCAACCCAAGAACCTGTTCAGTTCCTTGGTGATGATGTGACGCGCTTGCAACAGCTTCTGTCGCTGCGTCTCGGTGAGATCTGGATCTTCCAGCTTCCGCGTGATTACATCTCGGGCGTAACGCTCCGTCCCGACCTCCATGGAAGCCCCGCCGACTTCGAGCGTGGCGACCATATCGGTTCTCGAATCGACCACAGGCTGAAGAACCCTTGAGAAGGATCCGTCCTGACCGGCCACGTTCATGTCGATGCCCTTGCGACCGCCGCCAACTTCGACCACGGCAGGGTGGTCGGCCTCTTCGAGCTTGCCGATCGCCATGTCCATGGCCGTGTCGAACGTGCCACTGGCCGAGAGGTGCGACCACGGGTATGCCTGAAGCTGCCACGGGGTCCACGGAGTCAGAAGGACCTCATCTTCGAGAGTAGCCTCCCCACGCATCGACCTTGCTTCAGCCTGCTGGTACTCAGGCGAACTGCGAATCTTCGCGTTGACTGATTCGGCAAGGCGAATGAAGTACAAGGACGTGTATAGGTAGTTGTACGGGTCGCCGAAGAAGTCTTGCAGGCCGCCGACCTTGTCGCCCTCCTGCTTTCGGTGACCAAACATGTAGCCAACCCAAACGTCGTTGGTCGACAGAGGCACGGCAGAAACACCGCCGGCAAGAAACGCCATCGTGTCACCGAATGAAGTTGCCTTGTAGGAGTTTGAGTTCTGGTAGGCACTGGCTGCTGCACGCATCGTCAGTTGCGGCGTCGGCAGCGAAACTCTGCTGAATCCTTGATGCTCAAAATCAGCTGCAATCGAGAATGCCCTGAGGAAGTTCAGGTCGACAGGCGTGAGCGGGCTGGTCGCCGACAGGAAGTCGGAGATCTTTCGAACATCATTTGTCGGAGAGAAAATGGTTCGCTCAACGATTGCGAAGGCACTCGCTTCGTACCAGAACCTTCTGTCCTCACGAAGGCTCACGTCATCGAACGTCGCGTTCAACAGTTCAGGATCGAAAACTGGGAACGCAGGGGACAGACCTTTGGCCTGTGCGGGCAACACAAAGTTTCTCGGCTTTGCTTCCGATCTGTAGACAGACGCGGCATCAGCCACCCCAACAGAGCTGATACGCCTCAAGTCGGCAACAGCCTGCTTGCGAACACCCTTCATGTCAGCCATCGTGAAACTGCCGACCGGGTACGACACGCGGACGTTGCGGAGCTCAATCGATTCCGCCGGCGTGCCCAGCGAGAGGATCGGCCGCTGACCCGGAATGTACGGCAGCTCGACGCCACCCATCCGCATAACAGGATCAATCGTGTCTCTGATGTCTTCAGTGGTGATGGATGTCTTGTTGGTCTTGCCGCCGACGTGACGAGAGCTTCTGCTCTGGAACTCAATCGGGTTCTCTGCGGTTCGACCCGGCCAATCCTCGACATCAAGACCCTTCTCGGCAGTTACCCAAGAAGGGAAGGCGATGATCTTCTGGTCGGCGTACGGCCTGTCGGCGGGATGGACGAAGTCCTCGTCTCCGGGGAGCGGAAGGCTTCCATCCTCACGACGTAGGTGTGGCCCGTAATTGACCCACGAGTTCTGACCGCGAGTCTCGCTGGTCATAGCGGGGCGAGCCTCCGCAGTAAACATCCGAACGTGTTGCCTCCATGCGTTCTCCTCGCCGCGAGGCCCAAACTGATGCCCTTCCTTGGCGTGACCGAAGATGTCATGCACAGCCCGGAACAGATCGTTCACGGTCTGTTCATAAGGAACACCCTCGGAGTCAAGGACCTGCCCGCCGGCACGGCGTAGCAATGGCTGCGTCCTCAACAACTCCGCCATCATCTCGGGCTCAGACCCGAATGAAGACTCGCCGTCATTCAAAGTCTTGTAGTAGTAGATCCTCTTGTTCTTGCGAACGTCTTCAACCATCTCTCGACTGTTTGCGTAGGGCTGCCCGGTCGATCCCCAAGGAATCATCTGGTAGCCCTGATCCCTCAGGTACTCGTATTGGGAGACGACCTCATCCGACATTGCGGTGTAACTGCGGAGAAGGTCGCGGTTGTCGATCGCGTTTGGAAGCCTGTTGTACAGGTCGGCGATCGATTTCGCTCGCTCAACATCAACAGCCACGATGCCTTCGCGGCTTGCCTTCTCGTCGTAGGGGATACCCGCCGAGGCCATGTAACCGACAGCAGCAGATCGTACTTCTGAATTGGGGTCGTGCCGGCCGCGAGACTGAGACTCGATGTCGACCATGTCGCCGGCGGTTCGAGACCGAGGTACAGACGAGGACGTGACGGCGTTCGCCACGTCTTCGAAGTGCTGAAGCACTGCTTTGCCGACAGGCCCGCCGCCCAACCGTGTGGTCAGGCGGCGAAGGCGGTCCATGCCACGCTGAAAGGCTGTTGCGTCCTGATCGTAGAGAGAGACCAGCCCGGCACGCCTCATCGCTGGGATGTTGGTCAAGATCTCGGCGCGAAGTTCACGGAGAATCTCGACATTCTCGGTCCCCTGATAGAAGCGGATCAATTGACGTTTTTCTTCGTCAGTCATCTCGGCCAACACCGCGTCGATCGCAACGAGACCATTGCCACGTCCAGTACCAGCAACATCCAAACCATGCACGTTTTCGTGCAAGAGGGTTTGGATATACGAGTCCAGAAGATTCCGCTGGAGAATCCTTCTGTACCTTTTGCCGCCCTGCTTGAGTGCAGCGTCTTCCGACTTGCGGCTGCCGACACGAATGTAGATCCGGCCCATGCCCTGAGGATGGAAGCCACGGGCATCGCCGCTGTAGAAGTACGGGACAACCTCTACGCCCGGTGCAATTCGGTTGATAAAGGCGATGGCACGCTTGGCGATTGGCCCCAGCTCTTCATCAGGAGCAAGCCTTGCATCGCCTTTCTCGCCAGCTTCTTCGCGTTGACGGTTGTATAGGTCGAGGAACTCGTCGCCCGTGGACGGGATCGCATCAGCGTCTTCCTCAACCTCGGTCGGCACGTCCGTCTCGGTCTCCTCTACAACACGAGACTGCTCTTCAATCTGGACCTCGCTCGTGAGGTCGTGCAGTTCTTGGTTGAGCAGGTCCAGCTGTCGCTCAAACTGCATGACAGCTTCGGTGTCGCCCTCTGCGTTGGCACGCTCGATGTCTTCTTCAATAGCAAGAATCTCCATGCCGATTTCATCAGCACGAGCTTCTGCAACAACGGATTCCGTTTCAGTACTGGCTTCGGATGCCGGGTTGGATTCCGCCAACTTGGATTCGATGGCCGAGACCAAGTCGGCCTTCCTCATGGAAGTCCGCCCGCGAATGTTGAGCTTCGCGGCGATCTCCAAGAGCTTGGTCTTATTCATTGCCGACAGGCCGCCGACGGGGGCGGCAACAGTCACGGCAGCAGCAGCTTCTTCTGTTGCGGTTGGCTCGACAACAGGTTCGACCGTCGGGGGATTCCGGATCGCGTCGATGGCAGCCCTCGCCTTGGCTTTCATCTCTTCAGTGAGAGGCTTGCCGGTTTCGTCGACACCAGTCGAGAGATATTGCTCAAGAGCTTCGACTCTTTCTTCACGGGCACTCTCGGACTTCGCCTCTCTTGTCGAAGCCTCAACACCCTGCGAGATGAACTCCGCGAGAGCCTTCTTGTTGAACCGGCTTTCGAGGTACTCGGCGTCTCCGGGCAAGAACAGGGTGAGGTCAGAAACGGTCAGACGACCCTTGTCGCGGATCGCTCGTGCCAAGGCCGGGAACCGCTCGATGAGGCGGACGGCGATGTCCATCATCAGGTTGTTGTCGAGGCGGGCGTCCGGCCGGGGGCCGCCCAGTTCGGTGTCGACATCCTCTTCCCCGGACAGGATGAACTCCTTCTCCTGCGGGTTGGGGATCAGGCCGGCGTCGGCAGCCTGCTGCGTAGCCTCCTGCTGCGTGACCTCCATATCGCGGGTATCGCCCAGAGCAGCTCTCAACGCTCCCTGAGCGTCTTCGAGTTCTGGACCAGTCTCGACCCCCTCAGCGGCCTGCTCGGCCTCAGGGGCCTTCCTACGGCCTTTCTGGCCCACCTGCCGGGCTCGGCCGACCCCGGCCATCATGCTGTCGGCCTCAGACTCGCTCAGGCCGGCCTCAACCAGAGCCTGCCGGACAGCGGCCTCCTCGCCCACGGCGAGGCTCTCGCCGGCCAGACCGGCTCTGGCCTGCTCTCCGGCCCGAGCCGCCCGGTCAGCAGTGATCGCACCAGCCCCACCCGTCAGGACGCCGCCGGCGGCCCCGCCGTACATGGCCCCCTTCATCGCCGCTTCAAGGATTTCGTCAACCGTGACGCCCTCGACCCCAGAGATACCACGGTAGAGGACCTGCTGGGCCGTCTGAAAGCCCTCAGTCAATGCCTCTTCGACGGCCTCGGAGACCATGCCGGGGAACGCCGACTTCACGCCCGCAACAAAGACATTGACATCGCCAGCCTTAAGACCTTGGATGAATGCCCGATGTGTGACTTGCCGAAGTGTCTGCTCCACACCCGAAACACCAATCGGGATCTTGTTCAACCCGACACGACGACGGATCGCACCCGGAATCTTGTTGAACAGGAACTCCGAGGCACCCGCCAAGCCGCCAACAAGGGCACCCATCTTCGGGTCGTATTCGTTTCCGGTTCGTTGCGTGTACTGGTAATACGAATCAACGCCGGAACCGGCAGCAGTCGTACCCATGAGTGCGACCGCTGCGTGCGGCTGACCGGCCGCAGTCAATGCGACTGACGCCAACACTTGACCCGCAATCTCACCAGCTTCGCGAGCGGTGCCCTCGGGGTCGTAGAACATCATGTCCATCTCACTTGGCGTGAGATTGGTCAACTCGCCAGACTCGTCTGTCGTGAAAAAACCTGACTGGATCTCTCCGCCAACACCCAACATCATGTCGGCGTAAGTCACGCCTGCGGCGTCTCTGACGGCCTTCGGGACCGTGGGCAATCCGCGAGAACGCATCATTGATTCTGTCAGGAAGTCTGAAACACCTTCTGGCAAGAATTGCTGCACGGCACCTGTGGCCGACACCATGGCACCCGGAATCACATTCGTGAACGTACGCCGAACGCCCTGTGCAACATCAGCAAGGCCCCGGTAGGTCGTCCCAGCCACGCCGGGATCAGACCGCATCGCGGACATTGCATCTGTCATGAAGTTGCTGTCGCCGCCGCCTTCACTCGCAGCCGGCGTGGGCAAGGAAGTCGGCGCAGGCTCAACCTTCTGCGTGCCACTGATCCGTTCGCGAGCCTTTTTCATGGCTCGATTCACTGCTTCGTCGACCTGACTCTGATTGTTGTCCATCTTATTCACCTTCCACCTCCAACAAACCTTTCGGTTTCAATCATCAGATCAGCAACGTAATTCGAAACGGTGGCTACATCCAACTCCAACGCTTCCATGAACTCCTCGTTGGCAGTAATCAGACCAGCGATTCTTCGCGCAAGACCATCTACACCATCTTTGGTCGTTGCAGCTGCTCGGACCAGAAGGGAAAGCTGTTCTCTAGGATCCTTTTCTCGCATTGATGGACCGCTTCCGTAAAGCGGATCCAGAAGACCCGCCCTGAGAGCTTCCGCGAACATTCTCATCTGCACGGGCGTCGTCGATCTTGCCCCCATGTCTTGCATGTTTTCTGGTGCGAGCGGTATCTCTTCGAGCGGGATCTCTTCATCCAATCTTTGTTGTTCTCGATACCTTCTTGTGGCTTCGTTTCGTATGCGATTGAACCGAGGCCCGAGTTCTCTTTGTGCTTCCGCAATCGACTCGTACTTTGTACCCTCGATTGCATTGATCGAATCAAGCAGATCACGTTGAGTGAAAGCAGAACGATCACTGCCCGAGCCCTTCTTGCCACCTCTGATGACCGTCCTCTTGCCACCCTGTCGGCGTGCGTACTCGTAATGCAGCTCTTGTTCTTTCTGCGTCAGATCCTGTTCGGCTTGCGAGCGATCATCGTCTGTCAGGAAACCATCGAGCATCGCGGTTCGGGCAGCATCAATCTGCCTCTGCCGGCGTGCCATTTCCCCGCCAGACATGTAGATCTGCTCTGAGATTCTCTGTCGGTCGCCTCGCGTGTAGAACTGACCGAACTCCTCACGGCTCATCGCCCCAGCATCAATGATGGGCTCGCCAAACTGGGTCTCGACAACGGGCACCTCACGCATCTCTTGCGTGTCAGGCCCGCCATCAGCCGAAGGGATGTTCACGGCTTGCGTTCTTCGAGGACCGTCTGGAGAGTTCGTGATCTCTCCAGCCCTCGGTGGCCGTGCCGGGAGCAAGCCCACCTCGACAGGGTTCAGGAATCTGCCACGGTCTGCACCACCAGTGTTGTACCCAGTGAGAAGCCTGTTCGGATCTCCACCGCGTGCAATACGTCGGCTGATGCTTCTCGCCGCCAGTTGCCTCGTGACATCCTCACGCCTTTGGAGCTTCTTCTCTCGCATCTCACGCCGTCGTTCGGGTTGGAGGTAACCAGCCAGTATGGTGATGTCTTGGATGTTCTGTCGCTTAGCGCGATCCCATCTTTCTTGTTCACGCTGCATTTCCGCATCAGTGATCCTGCCTTCCCTATGCTGCCTCTGTTTGATGCTGAACCGTCTCTCCGCTGTCCTGTAACCTCTCCTAACTTTGTCGCGGGCCTTAGACATTTCGTCTTCGGTGGCTTCCGCAGCACGATCTGCGATTGCGCCGCTTTCCAAGTCTCTTTGCGCCTGCTCGATAATCCTCGGGTCAACAGCTTCTCTGGCGTTCATCCTCCTACGCATGTTGGCATAGGCTTCGGGATCGTTCTGAGCGAACTCCACAGCCATACGCAACACGTTCGGATCCTTGATGTTCTGGATGCCTTGCGTGAGAACCTGTTCGAGAGCATCTGCGCCACCGGTAGGTGCCATGCCCGGCCCCTTGATCGGCACCTCAACGACAGGGCGTTCCGGCTTGTTGATGCCGAAGAATGACTCGTAAACGTCAATCATGCCCTGCGTCTGTTCTTTGTTCAGTTTTTCCAGACGCGCGGCCTCTTCTCTGGCCTGCTTCTCAATTTCATAGTCGATGCCGCGATCAGAGGAATACGGGTCAAACGCAATTGGGTTTCGGGGGTCCATCATCTACTTCCTCTATGAGCAGGCCACGCTCACTTGGTTGGCGGCGTGCGTGAAATACCGGCAAGTGACTGTCGTCTCAGTGCCGGTAGCGTCTGTGAATGTGACATCGAGCGGGTCGAGCATTTCCATCATGATCACAAGCGGGTCAGGCCCCTCGGTCAAGGGGAGCAAAGTGACGACCGATGCGGGGTTGCTCAAGGCACCAACCGTGACGCCGAACGAAACCTTGGTCGGCGGGACCGTGATGCCGGTCGGCTCGACCGGGTTGTTGACCTCTGCACCGTTCAGTGCGAAATGAAAGTAGTCGTCTTCCGTGCCTGCAGAGCTGTTCCGGTTCTCGTTGTGCGCGAACTCCCACTTGTACTTCCACGCACGATTCGGCAAGATGTCTTGCTTGTCTGTCAGCTTCGCGAGAAACACGCGAAACGGATACGGGCTGGGATCTTCTGGCGGCGAAACGGACTGAGACCGCAATTCGCCAAGCACCGCAGACAGTGCCTCGCGGTACTCCTCGGAGAACGGGTTGCCGTTCCGCAAAACATCTTCGTACGCAGAACTCATGTAACGGTGGTCCCGGGAAACAGTCCACCGAAATTGACTCTCGGTCCAGCCCAACCGTTTTCTACAACCTCAACCCCGTATGTCCCGTTCGTGTTCCTCTTGAGACGATGCGAAGCGAAGTTGCTTGGCGAAAACAAAAAGTTGTACGTCCCGGTGTAGATCAATCCGCCGATCTGGTCCGGCCTCTCATCGGTGAAGTTCATGTTGAGATTTTCGAATCTCAAGCTGCCCTTGGGAAAAGTGATGCCACCGTATGAAAAGGGATTAAGATTGACGATTCCGGTCACCTTCAACGTCGGCAATAATGTTCCGATCAAGCCGGCATTGATCTCGAAGTAAACCTTGACGGTGAACACGCGGGGCTTGTGTGGCCTCCCCGTGGACCGAATGTATTGAATCGGGTCATTTGGATCGAACAACAGTTCGCCATTCGGCAAGCCTGTCGACGGGTCGTAAGCCGCATCTCCATTAGCGTCGAACACGTCACGGTAAACCGTGACCGCCGTGACTCCATAATCCGAAACTGGCGTGATACGCAACGCCGTCTCGGGCTGCCGGATCTTCCGCTTGTGCGAATAGGAGAGCGTGACCTCGAACGTGTCCGCACCAACCTGTCTCGACTCTGCTTTTCGTAGGGGGGCGGTGCATCCGGTCTCAGGGTGGTTGTTCTGCTCCTCAATCGCCTTTGCAATCGCGGTGCCGGCACGAGTCGTGTTGCTGACATCAGTGTCTGCAAGCTGCACAAAGACTCGGCGGATGGCCGAGTCCTCCCTGAAGTCCGAGTTGATCGACAACTTCGAACCGATGATGTCGCGCACGACTTTAGCCATCAGAGATCAAACCCCCTACGACAGACATCGATCAATTCTTGGAGTAGTCTTTCGACATCGTCCCGGCTATTGTCCTGAATTGCCTTAGTGATGACTTCGGAATCGGCTGACGGCTCGCCCTCGCCATCACGACCAGAACCATTGAACTCAACCACAACCCTTTCGGGTTCACCTACGGCACCATCAGGCATGCCGGGCATTGCCTGTGCCGCCTCGGCTTCTCTGATTGCCTTCTCGATTTCATCCATGTTGGGCATCGATCAGGCTCCGTCAAAGACCTTGAACTGAAGCTCGACCGTGACCGCCGAGGTGGTCTTGGCGAAAACGGCGACAGTTGCCGGCACAGTCGTGGCAAGACGACCAATAGCGTATTCGCCCGGCTTCAGTGAAAGGAATGGAGCGAAGCTGCCAGAGGGACCACGGCCAACTTCAACGACGCCGGCGGTCGACAGGTTGCGAAAGAAATACATTCCGCCAGAATTGAGGCCACTACTAGTGGCGACAATTTCAGTTCCGTTGGCGGTGTTGTCTACATCCTTGACACCGGCAACCATTTCGAGCGAAGAGGACAGATCAATCTGAATCGATCCGGGCTCGATCCTTTCGGAGAAGTTGGTCTTGGTCGCGATGAGCGACGAGTTGTAAGTGATTTCATTTGCCATCGATCAGGTTCCTGTGTTGGCGGTTTCAAGAGGTTTCGGGTCGCTGTCTGCGTCGTCGACGGAAAGGTAACCAGACATCCGCATCGCAACGACAGGCGACTTCTTGCTGTATGAGATTTGAATGCCTTCGACCATGGCCTTGCCGACGATCGACCGGGTGTCCCCGTGGTAGTTGAACTGCATCAGCCACTCGCCGTTTGCAACATTGGGGGTTGCAGACGGATCGGTGTTGTCTTCCAGATTGACTAGACCAATCACGTTGTCCGCGATGGCGTAACCAGAAATTTGGAACCTGACCCGAAGCAAAGCACCATGGTCATACCTTGATTTCGAATCACCGTCCCCTGTTGTCTCGATGACTTGGACAGAAGTGGCGAGCTGTACCGACTCGGTCTTGATCAGAACCACGTCATTGGCAGGCGTATCGCCAGTGGATCCGCCATCGCCAAAACCCTTGGACGTTGGCAATGCTCGTTTGATGAGGACCGCCGATACGGTTCCCGGCTTCGCAAGGTTGCTACTCATGTCTGTCTCACGGGGTGTAGTTCACGGTGTATGAGGATCGCCGGACACGGAAGATGCCATCGCTGCGGTCCAGATTCTGACCGAGGTTGGCAGCGGTGTTGAGCCGGCGATCGGCAGACACGCTTGCCTGAAGACGCTGTATGAACAGGCTCATGTACCTACCGGGCTGATCGGTGGTCAAAGACTCGGCGATCGCGAGGCAGGAGGCAATCAGGGTCTCGGCGTGCATCTGCCCCCCGGGGACCTGAGCATCGTTGCCTCTATCGGTGAAGTCGGTGATGGTCGCGACGTACTGGTACTTCAGGGCGTAGACCGTGTCCGGCGTGGGAAACAGCGTCACCTGAAATGCCGATGGCCTGTCGGGGTCACCCGAAGAATCGACCTTGGGCAGGATCGCCGCAAGCTCGGGCCGGCCCGTCGTGATGGTGTCCATCTGCTTTCGAGCGTTCAGAGCAGACACACTCGTCACCTCGATCGGTCGGATCGACCCGTCAGTCGAGGACTGGTACGCAAATGGCCCGATGATGCCACCGAAGTTCGGCGGCAGGTCATAGCTGACCGTGCTGGCGACCGTCGTCAACGTACCTTCGGGACGAAGCCACGACCAAGTGTGACTCTCGGTACTCCCATCCACCGGGGGTGGAGACAAGAACTGCCTCACCCCCCGGCGGATGCAAGAGTCCACGTCGGCCTTCTCCCGTCCTGCAAGGTCGTTGTATCCCCTCCCAAATTGAAGGTAGCGAGCGACCTCAGAACGCAGTTCTCCGAGCGTGAGCGAAAGAGCTGAATCAGACACGGATCTGCCTCGCAATCTCTTCGGCGATCGTCTTGCCTTGCTTGACGCCCGCGTTGTACGAAGCCTCCTTCTCCTTGGCTTCCTTCTTCTTAGCCCCCGGCTTGTCGAAGAAAATGCCAGCGAGAAGACCGAGGCCGCCCACGGCTGCCCCGCCAAACGGAATCCCGCCGAGAGCCTGCTCGGCAACACCGAGACCAGTGTTGGCAAAGCTCTCGACGAAGCCCAGAAGCTGCTGCCCTTTGGCGATCTCGTCCGCGAACTTCTCCGTCTCGGATTCCACGAACAACTGCCATCGGTCCCACTCGTGCGGAGCGTCGGTCAGGGTCACAATCTTCGGAGTGTTGATCGACCGCTGAACGCCTAAAGGCACCCGGACCTGAATGAGGTCAGAGGCGGTGCAACCGAACGAAAGAAAACTGATACCCACAACTAAAGCCACGCCAACAACAAGAAAAGCGATGCCAGTCGTATTGTTTCGCACCCAATCGATCACGACAGGTCCCTTCAGTCGGCGACATTGCCATTCTCATCTTCGGATCTCGAACCGAATGGCACCATCTCGTTGAGCTTCTGCTGCCGGCGGCCGCAACCGCAGTCACGGCCAGTCGCTTTCTCGACCTTCTTGACGACCACTTCGATGCCAATCTTGGCGAAGCCCCACTGGAGCAGATCCCCAAGGCCACGCATCTTCTTCTTCTTCTTCTTCGGTGGCTTGGGACTCCACTTGTTGAGCAGACCTTGGGTTCCGGGCGTCATGTAGGACATCTGTACTCCATCAAAAATCAGCAGGGGCTGTCACCACAGCAAGTGTTGTCGCCTTTGTACACGGCGGTCACACCAGCCTGATTGTTGCATTTTACACACTGCGCTTGCGTGACGGCATCAACGCAGGTCGTCGTGCCTCCCGTGGTAATGCAACAGGCACCAAGCCGGACGCCAGTCTCGGCCCCTAGATATCTGCCGCATCCCCCAACGGTCGTGGGCTGTTTGACCCCGAGCCCCGGATCCCTGTCGTCAATATCAACTTGCGTTAGAACTTGGGTGGCTTGGCAATACCACGACGGTTCGGTAAGGCTGTCAGTCAAACTGCCCCTTGCACCTTCTTCGATGCTGGCGGAAACCACCGAGTATCTGTTGCAGAGAATGTCCTTGGTGATTCTTGGCGGAACGAAGTGCAACGGTCCGACTGGCGTCTGCTGATCAGGGCCCGGCGGGCAGGCATACTCGGCGCACGTCTTAGGAACACTTGAGTCAGTGCTGTCGCAGCTTTGGTTGAGAATGAACAGCCAAGCGTGGTTTTGGAACCGGCCGATGAATGGCGGGCTCACAGGGTCAGGAACGCCGTCGCCAGTGGTGTCAGTGCTGTTTTGGTTTTGACCGCCGTAGTCTTTGGCCTTCTGGTTGTCGATGTAGAAACTCCAATCAAATCTGATGGAGTCACATTCAGAACGAAACGTCGTCTGCTGGCACAGCGGCCAGAAGGAATCACCGCAAACAGAAAGCTCCGAGGGTAAGCAGCGGTCGCCGAACCCCTGACAAGGACCTATCCCGAAAACACTGCAAGTATCAAGCTCGGAGCAAGACGCACACTGCGGAAAAGGCCATGCGTTTAAGCAACCGCCGATGATGTCGCGAAGACCAGAGTCGTCACCGGCGTGTCCTTGATCATCCTCTTGACCTTGCGTGACGTTGAAACCACAGTTACCTGTCGTGGCCTTGCAACCAACCGTTCTAGGGACCTGCGGGCAATTGGCAAGGATGTCAGCCTCACTCAATACTGTGCCGCAATTCACCCCGCCACCGGGCGGGGGGTTGCTGCACACATGCGTCCATCCGCCCGGCCTTGCGTGATAGAACTTGTTTCGGACAACGGTCTGCTGGTGCGAGCCAGAGGAGTATGTGTACTGAGCCAAATCTTTGCGGATCAAACGGCGTTCTGTGTTTGCAACCGCAGAACTTTCCGTCGGTAGAGTCGTGCCAGCAAAGTCTTTCAATTGAAGAATCGACAAGCCAACGGAGTCAGCGTGAAGCCAGTGCTTTGACTCAAGTGCTTCCAAGACCCTGCGACCCTCAGCCGTCTTTCCGGCTGGCTCTCCAAGGCATATGGACTTGAAGAATCTTTCCATGTCCGAAGACGTGATCTTGCCGGCCTCTTGCATGAGGCCAACTTCCCAAGAAAACACGGGGATGCCCGCGCAAGCAAACACCCAATACCCCGGAACTTGGCAAGCCCACGAACTGACTGTGTCACAATCTTCAGTTCCGCCATCATAGTGGTCAATCTTCTGAAACCACTTCTCTTTGTGAAACACGCCAATGATCGTTTCTGCGAGACGCTTGTACGTCCCGGTTGCCGAAGTCTCAACAAGACCTGCTCCAGCACCCGTGCAGGTGCCAGAGCTTGGATCGAGCTGATATTCCCAATGCCGATACTTCGCGACAGCGTTCGACTCGCCGTCCGTGTAGTCGTCGTAAATGCCCTTCAGCCAATAGAACTGGTCATAGGGGCAGACGCATGTCGCATTGACGCTCGTTGAAGCGTCATTTGTGATGCACTGATCATACGGCGACAGACTGCGGTTTGCTTGCGTACCGTCACACGCAGCCTTCTGGAAGTTCGTCAAGTTGACGTTGTTTGCCGGATTTGTTCCGTCGTTGATTTCGCTGCATACGAAGTCTGCCGGCGTGCAGTTAGGCGCAACATGTTGGGGTGCAGGGCCTATGTACTTGCGTATGCCGCCTCCACTGCCTCCGGCAGACGAACAGCTGCAATTGCCATCACAACAGCGAGGCCCAGTGATAGGTCCTAACTCACCGCTATCTTGAATTGGCTGAGGGCACAGCTCGGGCCACAGCCGCCACCGGGCACAATCGTCCGTGCCACCACGGTTCCCGAAAGTACCGTTGTCCACGAACCAGAAACCACTCCGGTCACCCTCAGCGGTGGTCGGAGTGAATTTGGAATACATGGCAAGAATGTCGTGGGCAGCTGCATACGCAATGTTCGAACGCATTGGAACAAAAGTTCCCGAGCCAGCAGGAACGCCGGCAGCACTGGTGCATGGGCAATCGTCGCCACCAAACAAAGAAGTGACGACGTTGCTCCATGACGGACGCTGAATCCTGAACATCAAGATGTCGTCAGGATGCAGCCGGCAACACGGGCTGTCTGCGTCAGTGATGAAACAGTCGACGCAGCCGATACCGCCACAACAGCACTTGGACACATTCTCGCTCAACGGTTGTTCTCCAGACGATCGAGCCTTCCCTTGAGATCCGTGAACATCGCGTCGTGTCGCTCGTCATTCGCTGCGGACATCACCCCCGCTTTGACCAAATCCGAAGCAATGTCACGAAGCTCGTCAATCGACTCCGTATTCTGTTCCAGCAGGCTTCGAGCCGCGCCAACGGACATGAACACGGTTGCGACCGTCGCGAGCAAGATGACGGCTTGAAGCACAGAGATAATCTTTGAAAGATCGATTGCATGGGTATCCCCCTTATCGCGTGTCATAAGACTTATGCCTCAAAAATCATTCACCCGAATCTGTCGGGTCGTAGTTGATGGTCTTCAGGTTGTTCGCTGCGTCAATCATTTCTTGTGCTTGCGCAACAAGAAGGTCGATGTGAGCTTCATCCAAAGAGGTCCGAGCCGCGACCTCCTTGTAGTTGTGGGCCAGATCAGCGAGACTTGCACTCGTGCCGCTAAGATTCTTGGTGATGGATGCGAATTGGTGAATGGTGTTCATGTGATTTCCTTATGGTGTGAGAACTTCGATTGTGACGCCCATGTCTCCGTCCAATCCCAGATTGTGCCCCCAACCGTTTGTGCTGTCATCCGTGGGAGTTCCCCCACTGAAGTCGGAGTTGTTGATGACCATTTGCAATTCTTTATTGCCAGACTTTGTGGGGTTCAAAGTTGCATTGCTTCCAAAAGCCGATATCAGGTTGGCGAGAGTATCGCTGGTTCCAACGTATGTTGAGCCGTTGTTTTCGATAGTTAGTCTTGTGACTATCGAAGTGCCAACCTCCGTCACAAAGGCATCTCTTTTTGACTCATTTCTAAACTGTATGTCTACAAAAATAAGTGCGTAAGGAGAACTAGTGAATCCTCTGAGTCTTGGTTTCTGGGAGTTTGTTGGGACAGGGTGGTTGGTTACAGAATGCGTTAAGCTGTAAGCACTGTTTGCCCTCCACCAACCCGGACCTGAGATAACCAACGAAGTTCCTGAATCTTCAGCCTTTGTGTAGGTGAAGTGGACAGTTTCCGTTTGAGGGAAGAACAACCACTTGGGGGTCACGCCGTGTACTCCACCGAAAAGATCACATCAACAGCGGAAGAGTTTGAAGAGACCACAAGAGTGATTGCGTCGTCGACGGATACTGAGGTATTGGCAAGGCTGGTCTGGTCTCCGCTGCTGCTGCTGACGCTGGCTGTTTTGACCACATTCGTTCCAACCTTAAGGTTCACAGTACAGGTCCCGGACGCTGACTTGATGTGGAAGCCCGTGATGGTACGTGCAGAAACCGCACCGGGGTCGATGGTGTAAGTCTTGTCGGCCGCAGCTTCGATCTGTCCGGTGTAGGCGTCGGGATGCGTGTGGGCAGCCGCAGCAAATGCTCCGGTCGCCGCTGTTGAGGCAGTACCGAGGCCGAGGACCGTGCGAGCAGCGGCAGCGTCGGCTGCGGTGATAACGGCAACCATTGGAATGGAGGTGACGCCAGTGCCGCCCCTCGCGACCGCCAGCGTGCCGGCAGACGCCAGACCCATGTCGAATGCTTGGAACGCCGACGCGAAATCCGTGCCGGAGGTCTTTACGAGAATCTGGTTGGCGGACCCGCCCGACGGCAACGATCCTGCCCCCGGACTAGAGGTCGTGGCAGTGATGGTGTTGGTGACTTGCTGGACTGTAATTTCAGACACGGTCAGTCTCCATGGATCTTCAAGAACCCTTTCATGACTGTCGTCACGGTGGCTCCCGTAGTGGCATTGATTTCGTAGAAGTATTGCTTCAGCTTCCCACGTTCGCCAAGCAAGGCGGACTGTGCAGCCGTGATCGTCACCGTGAAGATTCCGCCGGCAGCGTTCGTCACGGTCACGCCTGAGCCTTCGGTGAGCCCAAGAGCAACCACCGGGTCAGTCGAGCTGTCACGGCAATCAAACGCGATCTCGTAACTGGTGAGATTCAGGGCGGACCCTGACGAATCCTTCCATGTCACAGTCACCGTTTCGGTGTTGCCGATGTAGGTCTGGATGTCGAAGTCGACTGGGACGGGCATCAGTCCTCCTCAGGGTCGAATGTGAGAGTTACCTCGCACCGAGGGCTCTTGCCTTCATCGGTGTAGTACTTCTTGCTGGTAGATGAATAGATCTTGCAATCATCAGAAAGGACCCCAGCATGCTGGAGTCCGTCTCTGAGGCTCTTGTCTAGATTGTCAAGGTCCGGCTTGGAACAGTGGACGACGCCTTCGCCCTTTAGCCTTTTCGGACGCCGCAGGTAATAAACGGCGTCGATATGCACACCAACTTGCACCGGAAGATCCCCGTCGGGAAAGGCTTCCCAAGCCGCCATTCCCGCCATAGTGCGGAAGACCTGAGCGGTGTTTGGGGTGTACATCCGGACAGTTTTTCCTACACGGGCGGCCCGAGCCCGAGGCTGGGGCTTGGGCTCGCACTTAACCGTGAACTTCCGAATAGTTTCAGCCACACGAGACCTTTCGTGATCCGACCCCACTCAGCAGGCTTCCTGCTGGCTGCGAAAGGAAGAGCCTCGGCGGCCCTACACTTCTCATCTTCGGAAACCATCGAAAGGTCCTTTTCCACCTTCCGCATGAAATCTTCCGCCTCCTCGTCCAATTTTGCATCCAGCTGTTCTTTTTCGATTTCCGCCACGCTTTGCGTCGGAGCCGTTCGTCTTCTACCGTTGATCTCGAAGTAAGCCTCCATCACCCACTTCAATTGCGGGGTCTTGCTGCTGTACTTCACGCGAACCTCATCCAACGCATCATACAGGTCGTTCATGTTGAGGTTCTTGAGCTTCCTCGTCCAAAGCTGCCTGACCGAATCAGGCATGTCGGCGTCCGGCCAATAATCCGAAAACTTGGTTCGCACCGTGTCAAACGTCTGATCGTTACGTTGCATTTG